GTGGTCGAGATGACTGATGGGGAGGTGCAGATGTGGCGCAAGGAACTGGAGAGCGTGCCAGCCTTTATCCGCAAAGGATTCCTCGCAGCTCTGGAGGGTAAATGATGACGGTTAAATATTGCATCTATCTGATGGGTGGCGTGTTGGGGTGGCTCGTTGCTGAGTTCGCCCCTGCATTCCCCCTTATCATCGTGGCTATTCTTTTCGTGCTTTATGACGCATGGACTGCGTATCAACTCGACAAACGGGTGCATATCATCTACCCCGACAAGACAAAGAGGCATGAGGCGAAATTCCGTTCCTTTGCCTTTGGTAAGGTGGTGCGGAAGACGATACCCGAGCGGCTGGTTCTCATACTGTTGGCGTTCTTGGCAGAAAAGTACGTTTTCGTTCATGTGGCTATCCCGTTGTCGTACATCATTACTGGTGTAATACTGGCAGAGCAGACACTGTCCGCACTGGAGAACAACGCATCGTGCCCGTTAGACGAGAACGATGGGCGTTTTTGGGCACGCCATTTCGATGTCGATTTAGGCGAATATGGGAAACTGTCTGATGAAGAAGTGCGGAGAATGAAGAAACGAATACACGACTGGGAAGTAGAGAGAGGGCGCAAGGTATGAAGTATTTTACCATCAACGAACTGTGCAGCAGTGCCACCGCCAAGCGTAAAGGCATAGACAACACCCCGAACAGTGTGCAACGGGCGGCACTCACGGCACTGGTGTCGAATATCCTCGACCCGTTACGGGAGGCATACGGCAAGCCGATAGTCGTTACTAGTGGATTCCGTTGTGCGAAACTTAATCGAGCCGTGGGCGGTGCAGCACGCAGCCAGCACACAAAGGGAGAGGCGGCAGACATAAGGTCGTTATCTGACAAGCCAGCAGACAACAAACGACTGTTTGACTTGATTGTGCGGCTTGGCCTGCCTTACGACCAGTTAATTGATGAATACGGTTACAACTGGGTTCACGTCAGCTATACGCAGGGAGCGAACCGCAGGCAAATACTACACGTAAAATGAAACGGTATATAATATATATATTAATAATGTGTGCAATGCTCACGGGATGCAGGACGAAAACAGTTATTTTGTCGGAAAATGCCCGTGACAGTGTTTATATTACCCATGACAGTATAGTTGTAAGGTGGTTACGAGATAGCGTGTCAGAACGGCTGCAAACGGGTTACGAGGTGCGTAACGATACCGTTTACATCACAAACGACAGAACCGTGGAACGTTGGAGGTTGAGAACGGACACGGTTACGGTTGTCAGATGGAGGGATGCGATGCACAAGGAGCAGACGAGCAAGGAAACGACCATCGAGAAGAAACGGGGGAAAATTCCTGCTATTCTGATATTCGGTACTGCAATACTGGCTATAATGATATTTTTACTGCGAAGGCTT